GGCCGCGCCCGGCCGCGGAGCCCCGCCCCGCGCCGGGGGGGGGGGGGGGGGGGGGGGGGGGGGGGGGGGGGTTCTCCATAAGAAGAGAAGAAGACGCGGAGGAGGAAAAGATGCCTGTGGCGTTCAACACAAATGTGGGTAGGGTAAGGCTTCTAATCCCCGACATCGAGGAGCGCTCCGACCCCCGCGACCTGCGACTACCCCCCGCGCTCCTGTTCACCGACGAACAGATCCAGGCCTTCCTCGACATCAACAGCGGCAACGTCAAGAGAGCCGCCGCCGACGCCCTCCGCGTCATCGCCACCACGCAGTCCCTCCTGCTCAAGGTCCTGTCCACCGACGACAAGTCCACCGACGGGGCCAAGCTCGGCGCCGAGCTGCGCGCCCAGTCCAAGCGCCTCACGGACGAGGCCGACTCCGACGACAAGCGCGACATCGGCTTCGACATCGCCCCCTGGACCCCCCAACCCCAGGACTACGCATGGCACTGAGCTCACTCGCCTACAAGGACCCCCACTTCGACTCCGCCGCCTACGACTTCCTGTCGCTGCTGTGCAACAGCCTCGTCGCCATCTACCCCCCGGCCGTCGGCAACGGCGAGGGCGAGGAGGACACCTGGGTGCCCGGAACCGGCGTCGTCAAGAAGAAGGTCGACCCCATCTGGCGCGGCTGGGCCGCCATCACCCCCAACAAGGACTGGCGCGCTCGCAACAGGAGGCAGTCCTATGAGGACACCGCCACCCACGCCTACCGCGTCCAGCTGTGGCACATCGACAAGAACCTCCTCGTTCCCGCGGAATCGTGGGGCGACCGTACCAAGCGGATCCGACTCGACTTCAACCAGCGCCTCCGTGTCGAGAGGCACGACACCGACCCCCAGCTGGAGGGCATGGCCATGGTCATCCGCAACCCCGTCACCGACTCCGACTGGTGGCAGCCCACCCTCCTGTGCGACGTGTCCGTCAACGACCTGCGAGGTGAGGGCTGGTGAGCAGCACCAACGAGGGCAACCTCGTCACCATCAGGCAGACCGGAGTCAAGGACATCCGCCGGGCCCTGCGCGGCCTGGAGGAGCGGGCTCTGGAGCGGGCCATGGCCGAGGTCCGCCGGGCCGTCGACCAGGCCGCCGCCCAGGGCGTCAAGACCATCCAGTACGTCATCGACACCTCCGGCGCCGGGATGCCCTACAAGCACGACAAGAGCACCGACGCCCGCGTGCACACCGGCGCCATGCGCGAATCCGTCGGGGTGCGCTGGGAGCGCGACGACAACAGCGGAGTCACCGTGTTCATCGGCTTCATCAACACCCCCGACTACACGGTCTTCCAGGAGGAGGGCACTCACAAGCTGCGCGCCATGCAGGCCCTCGCCAAGGCCCGCGCCATGGCCGAGGACGACCTCGACAGCATCGCACTCACCCACGGGGTGCTGAAGTGAACGTCTACGAAGTCGACCGGGCGCTCATGGCCCACCTGCGGGGGATCCCCGGCCTGGAGGTCGTCGAGGACGCCGTGCCCGGCGGGGCGGAGGGGCGGAGCGTCTACGCCGTCTTCTTCGGCGGCGACCTCACCCCCCGCGCCAAGGCCGTGTCGATGGCCTCACCCCGCTACTCCTCCATGATGCACACCTTCGCCGTCCTCGTCGCCGCCCGCACCGCCTCCGTCCGCAACGCCGTGCGCGAGGAAGTGCGCAACAGGCTCGTGGGCTGGAGCGCCCCCGGTGTCGGGCAGGTCCGCGAAACCGGGCAGCTTAACTCCTACGGCGACACCGACGCCACCATCCAACCGCTCAAATATGCTTGCTACATGACGTTCCAGACCATGATCAGCGAGGCCGTCTGATGCCCCGCTACAAGACCCCTGAGGGGATCGTCGTGGAACTGGACGAAGGCTACGCGCAGACGCTGCCCTCTCTGTTCGAGCCCGTGCCACCGGACACCCCCGTCTCGCCACGAGAGTGCTGCGGGGGGACCGGGTGGATAGTGAACGGCCGGGTGGTCCATCCCGGCGACCCTGTCAACTCCAAGGAGGAGAACAACCATGGCAGCTAGCGCCGGAACCAAGATGATGCCCGGCAACATCACCGTCTGGTGGGTGCCCATCGAGAAGGCCGCCACCCCGACCGAGGTCCTCAAGGCCGCCACCCTGAAGGACCCCGCCGTCATCAACCTCTCGTGCGCCATCGTCACCGGCTTCACCCTCAATGCCACCGACTCCGAGACGGACTCCACGGCGTCCATCTGCGACACCGCGGGCGTGTCGACTCCGACCCGTGACGCCTATGAGGCCAACCTGACGTTCTTCCGCCAGGACCTGGCCGCCGCCGACGCCACCACCTCGGTCTTCACGAAGGCCTACGAGGCGTTCAAGAAGGGCGGAGCCAAGGCCAACAAGCGCGGCTGGCTGGTCAAGCGCGTCGGCTACCCGGTCGACACCGAGCCCGCCAAGGACCAGGAGGTCTCCATCTTCCTGGTCATGCCCGACAACCCGCAGGACGTGTCTTCGGACGCTACCACGCCGATCCAGTTCACCGTGCCGTTCCTGCCGCAGGGCACCATGATCCTCAACGAGAAGCTCACCGAGTGATCGTTTGACGGCTACACTTAACCCGGGTTCGCAAGAGCCCGGGTTTCGTGTTCAACGGGAAGAAGGGTCCACTGCCATGGCCGAAGAGAAGAAGAACGAAGAGGACGAGGGCTTCGACCTCGAAGCCGCCCTCGACGGGGTGCGCCAGGCCACCAAGACCGTCAAGATCTACCTCGACGCCACCGCCGCCGACGAGGCCTTCCGGCTCAACGGCGCCCTCCTGGAGGCCCGGGCCGACGCCAAGGACGGCGTCGAACAGGTCATGTCGATCGCCGACGAGGCCCCCACCGTCCGCCTGGAGCGCGAGCTCAAGGAGGCCATCGCCGCCCTCGACGAACGCGCCATGACCTTCCACCTGCGGGCCCTGGCGTCCAAGGAGATGGACGTCATCCGCAACGTCGTCGTCAACAAGGTCAAGGCCCCCCGGAACCAGAACGAGGAGGCCGCCAACGAGTTCCGCCGGGAGAGGCAGGGCGTCCTCAACGAGTACTTCCTGTCGCACTCCGTCACCAATGTCGAGTACCGCGGAAAGAAGCGCAAGGGGCTCAGCCTCGACGACGCCCGCAGGCTGCACGAGACCCTGCCCGCCACCGAGTGGGACCGGCTCACCGAGACCTTCCTGGAGGCCCAGGCCGCCCTCGACGCCATGCGGCAGGTGATGGCCGACCCCACGTTTCGTTGGGCCGTGTCTGACGACGCCGAGTAACCAGCGGTTCCTGCTGGCGATCTCCACCGCCGTCGACAACCACCTGCCCCCCACCCTGTATCTCGGAGGCTGGGGCGCGTACGGGCGCACTGTGCCCCGGTGGGACGAGATAGCCGGCGGCTTCGTGCCCGAGTACCTGCCCCAGGACTACCGCACTCCGCTCGACATCGCCTTGGAGTTGGGCTACGCCTTCTACAAGCAGTCGGTCTGCTCCAGGTGCGGGGTGCCCGCCTGGTACGGACGCTCCACCGACGGACGCATCGACTTCGAAACCGAGGACATGGTCTGCTACGCCTGCCAGCACCTGGAACAGAAGGAGAACCAGGAGGGTGGCAAGAACGGCGGGCGCAAGCCCGGTGTCACCAAGGTCGTGCGCCCCGTCGGTCTGAAGTACGAGGCGATCGGACGCCAGGATCCCCTGCCCCCGCCGTGGGAGGCGATGCGGGGACTGTAGAATGTTTCGCGGGCGAACGAACTGATCGGAGGAGCAACCATGGCTGGTGTCGACGACCTCGGCTTCAAGATCAGCGTCGACGCCTCCGGCGCCACCAAGGGCGCCAACGAGTTCACGGCCGCCGCCGGGCGCATCGCCGAAGCCACCCGCGCCATGGCCAGGGCCACCCAGGGTGCCAAGGCCGCCGTCCTCCAAAACGCCGTCTCCGGGCGCGGTGGTGCGGAGTACCGCACCATGATGAAGCAGATCGAGGCCTACAAGGGCCTCATCAAGGTCACCCGCGAACTCACCGCCGTTCGCAAGGAGCTCGACGGCGTCGACTTCTCCAAGACCGCCAAGAACATCTCCGAGGCCGTCAAGGCCATGGCCAAGGCCACTAGGACCACCGACTACCTGGGCAGCCCTCAGCTGGACAAGGTCAAGTCGCAGATCGACATGTACGCGCGCCTGGCCAACGTGACCCGCGACTTCGCCCGCGCCAACAGGGAGCTCCAGTCCTCCCTGGCCAAGACGAACCAGGTCGTGGCCACCGCCAAGGCCCCCCAGGGGACCGCCACCACCGACCGCGAACGCCAGGCCGCCATCGACCGGTACCGGAACCGGGCCCAGAACGCCGCTCTACTGAGGAACTCAGCGGGGTCCTCTGGGATTGTCGTAGAGCGCGGGGTGCGTGAAGAGACCGACGCCTACAAGGAGCTTGTCGACGCCATCGGCAAGGCGGCTGCCGCCGAGGAGAAGCGGGCCATCAGCGCCGGGATCAGCCGGGACATCGCCGACATCAAGAAACGCGAAGCTGACGAGACCAGGCGCGTGGCCGAGGCCGAACGGGAGGCCGCCGAGATCTCCGGACGGTCGCAGGCCTTCCGGGCCACCCAGATCGCCGACATCAACTCCGCCATCGACGCCAACAACAGGTACATCGGGGCCCTGGAGTCCACCCGCTTCGCCGCCCAGGACCTTCGCAACTACCTGACCCTGCTCGCCGCCGGGTTCACCTCCCTGTCCGTCGCCTCCGTGTCCGCCGCCGCCTCGCAGGAGCGCGCGTTCGCCGACGTCGCCCGCACCACCCAGATGTCCGCCCAGTCCGCCGAGATGCGGGCTCTGTCGAACACCTACAGGGACCTGTCCACCCAGATCTCCTCCACCTACGAGGACCTGTCGCAGATCGGCTCGCTCGGCGCACAGATGGGCATCAGCGCCGACAAGCTCGGCGACTTCACCCACGCCGTCGCCGGGTTCACCACCATTACCGGCACCAACATCGACAGCGCCACTGAGGCTTTCGGCCGGTTCTTCGAAATGGTGGACAACGCCGGTGTCGAGGCCGACCACAGCGGCCAGCGGTACATGAACTTCGCTTCGCAGGTCGCCGAGCTCGGAGCCAAGTCCGTGGCAACCGAGTCCGAGATCCTCACCATGGCCAACTCGATCGCCGCCTCCGCCGCATCAGCGGGGATCGGCCAGGACGCCATCCTCGCCTACGCCACCGCCCTGTCCAGCCTCGGTATCAAGCAGGAGTGGGCGCGCGGCTCCCTCCAACGCATCTTCGGGTCCATCAACGACGCCGTCGCCGAAGCCGGGGAGGGCATGGACAAGTTCGCCACCGTGCTCGGGATGACCACGGCGGAGGCGGAGAACCTGTGGCGCACCGACCCCTCCACGTTCTTCAACAACCTGCTCACCTCCCTCAACAACGTCACCGACAGTGTTGAGCGCTGGACCATCATCAAGAACCTGGGGTTCAAGAACACCCGGGACATCCAGCTGCTCCAGCGCTTGAGCCTGAACATCGACCTCGTCAACGAGTCCTTCCGCAACTCCGCCGAGGCGGCCCGCAACACCGAGTTCCTCGACAGCAGCCTGGAGACCCTCAACGCCACCCTCACCGAGACCATCGCCCGGTGGAAGAACTCTCTGGCCAACCTGGGCGCCTCGCTCGGCGGGCCGTTCCTCGGCGTCGTCAAGAAGATCCTCGACGGCCTCATCGTCATCCAGAACGCCCTGTCGCACATCGGCGACAACGCCTTCGGGCGCGTCTTCCGCGCCGCATCCTCCGGCCTGGTCGTCTTCGGCTCCCTCGTCGCCATCTCCAAAGTCCTCCAGGCCCTCGTCCTCAACGTCGCCGCCTCCTACGTGTCGATGAAGACGAACATGGTGCAGGCGGGCCTGTCGGGGCAGATGACCTGGTCGAACATCTACAAGCTCATCAAGCAGGCCAACACGGCCCTGTACGAAAACATCGGCCTGATGAAGACCCGCGCCGCCCTGGAGCGCTCCGACCGGGCCGCCACCACGCTCGGAGGCCTTGCCGCCGCTGGCGCGGCTGCGAAGAAGAACGCCGACGCCATCAAGGCGGTCGGTCAGGCCGCCGGAGAGGCGGGGAAGGATCTTGTGAGCGTCGGGGCGTCCGCCGCCTCCAGCGCCGCGCAGACCGGGTTGCTCGCCAAGGCCATGGGCGGTCTCAAGGGCGTCATGAGCGGCATCGCCTCCATCGGCCCCATGGGGTGGATCGGCATCGCCGCCACCGTCATCCCCATCGCCATCCAGCTCTACGACGAGTGGGCCAACTCCGCCAAGCGGGCCGCCGAAGCAGCACAGCAGGCCCGTGTCGAGAACCTCCAGGCCCTGGGCGGGGGAGAGGCCCTCACCAAGGCCATCCTTCAGGACGCCAAGGAGGCCGCCGACGGAACCCAGCAGACCTTCGGGACGCTGGAGCTGGCCGTCGACGGGTCCGCCGCCTCCACCAAGGACAGCGCCGACGCCCTCTACTACTGGATCGACGCCTCGGGCAACCTCGTCCAGGCCACCAAGGAGCAGGCCGCCGCCCTGGGCTACTCCACCCTGGCGATCGGCGACCACACCGCCGCGCTCATCAAGGACGCCATCGCCTCCTCCGATGCCTTCAAGTCCCTGTCGGCCAACGACTTCAAGACGCTCACCGACCAGGGCTTCGACTGGAAGGAGTGGTCGCGCCAGTACGCCACCGGCGGACAGGACGCCGCCAACTCGTACATCGACGGGTTCATTCAGCAGCTCAAGAACAGGAAGGATGAGATCTTCAAGGCCAACACGTACGAGTCGCGCGTCTACTCCGGCCCCTATGACAACGTCGGTACACCCATCCGCAAGTACTACGACACCCAGGCCGGGAAGCAGGCCGAACAGGACGTCCAGAACCTCAAGAATCAAATTGAAGCTCTGGAGAACCTGCGCACTAAGCTCGGCGACGTGTCCGGGGCCGCCTCCGACGCCGTGTCATCCCAGTCCGCCCTCAGCCAGATCGTCCAGGGGCTCACCGGCGACACCCAGGACGCCGCCGACGCCACGGGGAGCCTTGCCGACGCCACCGCCGACGCCGCCGAGGACGCCAAGACCGCCGGGCAGGCGTGGGACGAGTACCTCCAGTCCCTCGACGCCATCGTCGACGCCGCCTTCCAGTTCACCAACGCCGAGGCGAACATGTACTCCGCCCTCGACGACCTCAACCAGAGCCTGTACGACAACGGGAACTCCTTCGAGACGTTCACCGAGGCCGGGCGGTCCAACCTGGAGGCCCTCCAGAACTACCTGAAGGCCACCGCCCAGTACGCCGGACGCATGGCCGAGGAGATGGGCATGAGCGGCGTCGAGGCGCAGGAGTACATCGCCTCCTACGTGCAGGCCGCCATCGACGACCTCAAGGCCCAGGGGATCGACACCACGTGGATCGAGGCCCAGATGTCGAACGTCGTCTCCTCCCTCGACCAGACCATCTCCGGGCCCACCGTCGACATGACCGCCCTGAACGCCGGGCTCCAGGACGCGGTCACCAACGCCAACAACGCCGCCGCCCTCATCCAGCAGATTCTCGCCGGTGTCGGCATCCGCACCTCCTCGCGGCCCGGGGGTGGGTTGAACACCGGTGGGCGTCGGCTCACCAAGGGCCTCGGGTCGAAGGGCGGCCTGACCACCAAGCAGATCACCGCGGGACCCTCCATCGGGATGATGGGGTTCACCGGGCGCTCCGGCGGCGGCTCGATCCGCGGCCTGGCGGGAACCATGTTCCAGGGGAACAAGCAGCGCTACCAGTTCACCCCCAAGGAGACGTCCTCGCGCGGGGGCGGTGGCGGCGGAGGGGGCGGCCGCAGTCCCCGGAGTGGTGGCGGCGGAGGGGACCGCGACCGCACACCCAGGTCCTCCTCGTCGCGGGGCCGCAAGGAGAAGACGCCGGAGGAGATCTTCGAGGACTTCCTGTCGCGCCTCGACAAGGCGATGAACAACGCCCTGAACCGGTTCTGGCAGAACCAGGACGCCCAGGACAAGTACCACGCGCAGCTCAACACGATGCGCAAGACCATCGAGGATGCCAAGAAGTCCATCGAGGACCTCACCAACGACATCTGGGACCTCAACAACACCCTGTCGGAGAAGCAGAACGACCTGGCGAACCAGAAGTACTTCCAGTCCATCGCCAGGAAGTACGGCGACACGTCCCGCGTGCGCGACATCCAGGTCGACATCGACAAGACCACGAAGGAGATCTCCGACACCCAGAAGTCGATCACGGAGAAGACCAAGGAGATCGCCAAGACCCGGGAGGGCATGTACGCCCTCCAGGGGTACACGGAGGCCGCCATCAACAACCGGGCCGCCCTCAAGGCCCTCCAGGCCACCATGATCGACATGATCAACGCCTACGCGGCCTCCGGGGCGTCCACCGAGCAGCTCACCGCTTACGCCGCCCAGCTGAAGCAGGAGTTCATCGCCCAGGCCACCCAGATGGGCTTCAACCAGGGCGAGGTGACCACCCTGTCCGGGGCCTTCGACAACCTCACCCGGACGATCCAGGCCGTACCCCGCGTCGTCGACGTCGACGTGTCCGACAACGGCACCTCGGACCGTACCGGTGCCGGGATCAGCCGCATGGCCTCCAACGGGGGCGCCGGCTACTCGGCCCCGGTTACCGCCAACGCGGACACAGAGCGCGCAGGCAAGGAGCTCAGTCGTCTGACCAAGGACCGTTACGTGAACGTCTACGTTCAGGCGGTGCGCACCGGAGCGGCTCTGGGGGCCCTGGGAGCGATGGGCGGTTTCCGTTACGCCCACGGCGGCCGCGTGCCCGGCCGGGCCGGGGGCGGCGGAATGCTCGGCGGCCGCAGGCGCACTGGCAACTGGGACGCCGACGACATGCTCGGCATCACGAGCGCCGGTGGCGTCATCGGCGTCCAGTCCGGCGAGTACGTCATGCCCCGCTCCAGCGTCGACAAGTACGGGCCGGGCATGATGGAGGCCATCCGTGCCGGGCAGTACCGCCCTGAGGTCAAGGTCAACAACAGCCCCGGCCTGTCGGGCCCCATTACGATCAACCCCAACCAGATCCACCAGCTCGCCCGCGCGGTGTCGACCGTCCTCAATCTCGACGGCCGCCAGGTCGGCGCCGCCGTCAACAACGTCAACGCCCGCTCCGGGCGAAGGGGGACCTATTGATGTCTTCGCACCACGGCGTCGCCGCCCTGTGGACGGGCAGGCGCTTCGCCTGGATCCCCGCACCCGACGCCCCCGCCTCGCACACGCTCGTGTCCTGGGGGTCCGCCGACCAGCTGGTCGGAGGAGGCGTCGCCGTCACCGCCTCCCGGTACGCGGCCCGCACCATCGAGCTGTCGTGGTCCAACCTGACCCGTTCCGAGCTGCTACTCATCCAGGACATGCTCACCTGGGCTGGGGAGGACGAGGTCCTCTACCGCGACGACATGAACTCCGGCGGCAACATCCTCTCGCCCCTTCTGGGGAGGCCGCACCTGCACGCCGACTCGCTCACCCCGCTCGCCTACGACGACAACGGCGTCGCCCTGGCCCGTGTCGTCGACGTCGGCAACGGCCCCCTCAAGGCCCTGGAGTTCACCGGCACCGCCGCCACCGACGGCAAACCGCACGTGTACCGCGAGCACGTGCTCATCCCCCCGGGCGCCGACATGCACATCGTCGCCTCCGGCGCCCTCACCGCGGCCGGTGTCGTGCAGGTCACCGGCGGCGTCAACGTCTCGCCCGCCGCCATCACCCGCATCCCCGGGCTCGACGACTCCCCCAAGATCGTTGAGGTCGCCGTCACCGCGCCATCCTCCCCCGACCAGGGTCTCACCTGGGTGCGGGCCGCCTTCTCCGCTCGCCGGGCCGCCGCCCCCCCCACCTCGCCCCCCGCCCCCCCCGGGGGCGCCCGCCCCCTCCCG